GGTCTCTTAGAACTGCAAGTGCAACTCTATCTACAATCAGATAACCTCTGTTGAAGTCTCCAAATGCGATTGGAAAAGCTCCTGCACCGACATTTGGCATATCTGTAGCTTCCACATAAGGATAACCAAGAATGGTGTTAGGAACACCAGAAATTAGGTTCATCCCTGCTTGGAATACATATTGTCCTGCTGTATCTTTCAATTTTCTGATATCAGCTAATGTGCTTCTGTTAAGAACAAAAGTAGCATTAGATGCATATTCAGATTTAATTGAATGAACTAATGATAAAAGACCATCTGCTAATAAAGCTGTGCCATTTCCTGAATTAACAGAAGATACACTGCTATTAGTCATAAATCCTTCTGGTTTACCAACAGCGTTACCACTCACAAATGCAGCACCTTCAGCTTTTGCAAATTGTGTACTAAATTCAGATTGCATTTCTGCTTCTAAGTCAAAGACTGAATCTTCTAAGTCTTGTTCAGAAATGTCCACTAAAGCGTAATGCTCATGTGCAGGGATTTCTTCAAGACCTACTTGATATCCAGTAGTCTCTGATCTTGTTCCACTTTCAGCAACCCATTCTGCAGAGAATGTACCTGTTCTTTTTGGAACTTGGATACTTCTTGCACCTGTGCTTCTTACTCTAGCAATACTTCTAATAGGTGAAATCTCTGTTACTGTTTTTAACAGTTCTCTCACATATTCTGGTGGTGCTAAATAACCACCTGTTGAATCATTACTTACTGTAAGTGCTTTCTTTTCTGCATCTGTTAAAGCATCAAAACCTTTTCTGCAATACGCATCAAAAGTTTGTAAACTTTCGTCAATGGATTTTGTATCAAAACCAGAGTTAGGTCTTTTCAGAACTGTTTCTAGCTTATCAAGTTGTCCCTTAACGTCAGTTGCATTTTGCTCTGCAACAGTCATTTTTTGATTTAAGTCTTCATAAGAATCAAGTTTGGCTTCAATCTTTTCTAACTTAGCATCTAACATAGCTGTTCCATCGCCTTTTTCTACAGCTTCAAGTCTCTCATCATTTACTTTTTTAAATTCTTCAAAAGCACTTCCAAGATCGTTTATGCTGTTCTTAATATCTTCTGACATAATGTCCTCCTAATTATTAAGAATTTTTAAGGTTTCAGTTAAGTTTTTTATCTCGTCTAAGAGTTGTGTTGTATTATCAGCATCTCGCTGATCAAACGACTTGTGAACTGCACCTGCAGCCACTTTTGCTTCAGAACGTGATAGATTGAAAGCATCTCGCAGTCCATTCTCCCATTCTCTAATTGAAATATCTTCGCCTTTCACTGATTGAATCGTAGCTTTAGGATTCATCGGAAAAGTAACAAGTGATACTTCCATTAATTCTGCTTCTTTGATTATTCTTTTATTGGCACGTCTATCGTATTCAACTTCTTTCGGATTTACCCTGAAGCCAATACTTAGACCATCTAATGCACCCATTTTCATAAGTTCATACGCTTCTTTACCTGCTTGTGTTTGCAGGGCAAGTCTACCTTTTACATATAAACCTTTACTGTCTTCTCTAATTTCATCAAAGACCCCAATCGGCATATCTGTTTTATGTTGATATAAAAGTTTGATTTGATTTGGTTTTTTTCTTTTCAGAGTTCGCATAAATGCACCCTGTTCAATCACATCGTTGCCTAAATCCTTATTTCCAAAGACCGACCCATACCCTTCAAACACTCCATAGTCTTTGTCTTCTTCCTCTTCTAAATACTTACCTTTAAATTCAGTTTTATAATCTATAAATTCATCTTCTTCTTTTTTCTTTGGTTTTTTCTTTTTGGGTTTTTTACCCATACCATAACCACTTAGCTCATTGCCTGTTAGTCTGGTGTAATCTGCATGACTAGAACATGGCATAAATACTAAATTGCCATCATCATCGTGGGTATGAGTCCCACTGCATCCGATTTCCTCTGCTCTTGCTAGAGCTTCTTCCTCTGTTGTAAAAACGTCTTCTCTGACTTCCTCTTTGCCTTCTAAAGAATCTTCTTTATATGAATTATAACTACTGTTACAGACTGCTGATCTTTGTCCTGAATCTGAATATTCATCAACCATAGTCTTATCTCCCATACATCTATCTAAAAATTGTTGCCTAGATTCTGTCGTTCTTGGTTTTGGTATAGGCATTTTCTATATATAGTAATACAAACCCTAATATTACACAATATTTAGTGGGGATACTAAAATAAATCCAATTAAAAACCCAGAAAAGGTTGATTTGTTGATAATTATGATTATTATGGACTTTGTAATTGAAAAAAAGCCGAAAGGCAGGAGATTAAAATGAGAAAACAATATTTAAGCTCAAAAGATTTTATAAACCATCTAGGTTCTACATGCGAAGACCTTGATAAACTCTCTGACACAAAAATTAAAAAGATGTATAAAGACAACATGAAAACTTGGCAGTTCATGCAAGAACTTCCATTTGCTTTTTCAAAAGACGATATACAAGCAATGTCTGGGCATTTAAACAAGGTGATTAATCACATGACTGTTTGGGGGATACAAAGATGAAAAAAAATAATTTAATAAAAGTATATTTACCAAGTCTTGATGCTAACAGCATGTTCTCAGTTCAAACTTACAAAACAGTTGTTGAAGCTGACTTGTATCAATGGCTTCTAAAAACTTGTACTAAAAATAATTACGTAATGGTTGAACCTACTGACCCAATGTATATTAGATGGTTAAACTGGATAAAATATTGGGATGATTGCGATAGTGGTAAAATATAATAACTTTACATCTCTTATGTATTAATTTTAAAATTCATTTTTATGACTATAAAAATTCCACAGATAGATGACTTTGGTGATAGAAAGCTGAATACACTTGCAACTAAGTATCGTAATGCTTTACAAGATGAAAGACTTATTCTTGCTAACGACTATCTTTTAAGACATACAAAACCATTAAGTAAGCCAGTTAAAAATCAGCTTACTTCATATTTTAATTTACTGATGGAACAAAATAAAAAAGCTGATATTGATATAATTAATAATATTCTTTCATCTGTGATACCAGATGGCGTTGAATATTAATTTCCTATTATATCTAATATTTGATCAAATATTTCTAGTGTTTCTGGAACATACTCTTTAAGTATATCTCTCCAAAATTTAGCATTCTTGCCACCTAAAAGAGCATAATAATTAGCAAATGCTTCTACAGTATGTCCTGCAGTTACACCTCTTCCTAAAGGCGTAAATGATTTATAGTAAGAATCTGTATGACCATCAAAAAATCTATTATTGGATACTGAACCAATAAAGTCAGAAAACATTAACAATTCCTCTGAAGCGTTTTTTAATTTAAGTTTGTCTGAAACTTTTCTTAGCTCTACAAGGAAATTCATGCCATCTCTCCAATCGCTTGAAAGTGTGCCTTTATTGTATTTTATATTTTCTAAAAATATTAAAAGTCTATCATGTCCACGATAAACACCGTCTATCTCATAAATAGAGTTATCAATAAGTACTTCAACCCAATCTTTTGTGCCAAAAAATTCATCTAAAAATTTTGTATTAGCAAATGAGTCTGTGTTTTCTAAGTAATCTCTTATTTTTTCTGATAAATCATCAAAGTTTATGTAATCGGCAGTGCCGTTGTCTGCAAATATACTAAATTCACGTTGGAATTCTGATGATACACTTCCAAACTCGTCTATATTTTTTTTCATTTTACTATTTGCTTTTTTATTCTTTTTAGCTAATGATCTTCTATCTTTTAAAATTCTTTTTGAAGCAATACTTGATATACCAGAATTGTAATTTATGTAAAAACTTGCCTTACCTAATTCTTCTCCAGTAAAACCTAATTTTTCTAAATTTGCTATTATCAAATCAGCATATTTTCTTTCGTGGTCAATGGCATGACCAAATTCATGTCTCCATACAACTTTACTATTTCTATGCATATTAATATTGTTACCTTGATGATATGAAAAATCTCCACCTTCAGTAACACTTGTTAATGCTTCTTTATTTTTAATGCTTCTTTGTATTGTTGTTTCGCCTTGAGACCATTCGTTGTCTTGATGATATTTAAGTTCTTCAGGAATTGTGTCTCCAAAAGGTTTATCTTCAACTCCTTCCGTTGCAGGAACTCCATCTACAACATCTTGTTCATCCACATAAATAACAACACACCTACAATTGATTACATTTTTTGCTTCACCTCTAGGGTCTCCTGCATAAGCCATTAACTTTCCACCAACTTTAAAATCCTCATCCATCGGAACAGTTTGATTATTAGCTTCAACATGTGCTGTTCTTGTTCTTGCATCATTTGTAGCTCTCCATCTTTTTAACATAGTGATGCCTGTATCAGCTTGGAAGTTTTTATGGTAATCGTGATTAGCAAACCCAAGTGCTGTATGGGTTTCTGTTCTAGCTATAAGATTGGCTCTTCGTCTTGAGAAAAAACCAAACTCTTTCCTGATTGCAGATGTGATTTGTGGCAAAGTTTGTCCTGACTCAAATTCTTGAGCAATGATATCTCTTAGCTTTCTGGACATTTGGATGGTTATGCCTGAAAAGATTCTGCTTCTGTTTTCTAAAAACTTTTTAATTACAGGGTCTAAGTAAACATTTCTCCCAAAGACTGCTCCATCTTGTTTTTTGTCCTGTTTATATTTCTTTTCATTGTTTCTATAAACGATGGCAAAAACCTTTCTGTATTCAGATTCAAATAAAGGCGTGAGTTTGTCATTTAGATTTCGTACTGCCTTTTCAATCACAAAGCTCTGACTGTTATCTAAAGCATCTGTTTCCTCTCTTAGGAAACTGTTAAAAGTTGTAATTAGCTTTCTATTAAATGTTCTTGATAGATTATTTCTAAGCAAAGTTGTTTTACGCAACTCAGCATTAGTGTTTATTCTTCGGCTTCTTGGTCTGTATAGCTCTTTTCTAAGAGTGCGTTTCATTTAGAAGATAGTGGATGTCCCTTTGGAAATAAATCAGTATCGTGTTTACCACCTTGAAACCTTCCTGTCCTCAAAGCAAATAA